CATATAATAAGACTAAATGCTAAAACGTAATCGCTTAGGTAGACTTTGTAACGGAGCACCAATTTTTGACTAAGAACGGTAACCATAACCTAATAAGTGAAGATAACCACTAATAGATAATCCGAATTTTCGGACTAATTCTAAAGATGGTCCAAAACCTCTAGCAGAAGTTAAAACTTCTTTAAGAGGAATTGGAGATACATCCACTCCTTGGTAAAAGAAACGTTTAGCAAATTCCAGTGCTTTTCCTTTATAGGAGATAACTGATTTAGCTATACCACATTCTACACCAATTGATTTAAGTATTTTACGATATTCGAACGCTACTTTTCTGTCAGCAATGAGAATATCATCACCAAGAAGAGCATAATGCTCGAACCAACCAACGTAGCCACTACGATGAGCAGCCATTTGGATAATACAATGATGTAAGAGAGTAAGGCCAAGAGCCCATGAAGTTAAGGCACCCATAGGTTGTCCTACTTTGTATCTTAAACTTCCATGTTCCTTTTGATAGGAATAAAAGAAATCTCTGTTAACCTATATCATTCTCCAGCATTCTGCAAGATCATAGCCTATTAACCCTCTCAATAGAACTTCAGCTAGTGATACCGGAATCCGGTCAGTAGCAGAAGATAAATCTAAAGAATACTAAGGTCTAGAAGACCCTTCATCTTTGATTCTCTTAAGAAGAAGATTGACAGGACTTATTTGATCAAAAGTACCATCTTGAGGGATAAGGCGGAGAATATCGAATATTTTGTCATGTAAAGATTTAAAAACCCATTGGGTAATAATATCTAACATAGCGAATACTCTCTATTTTCCAGCAGATTCTTCTTTAAATCCAAGTCGGCCAAGGTTACGCATATCTGATTTAGGGTCAATCACTTTATCCACTACGGACATACCTTGGATCATCCAAGCCAAGAAAGGCAAGGATCCGGTACGAGAAAGCCAAAGTCTAAGAACTTTGAACTACTCAGGTGATCTTTTCCAAAGATATAAACTTGATATCAAACCCATCGGAGAAGATGCAGAAACATTCCGAAAAGTAGGAGAACTATTCTGTGTAAAGAAAACTTTAACAGAAAGTTGAACCAAGGCTGAGCGTTTATCTGTTTTTAATAGATTTAACCACTCAGTACGGAAATGTTTGTGTAAATAACCGAGGAATATAGGGACGAATTTTTTAAAATCTTCCAAAAAGATATTAGTACCAATTAAATTGGAATTATCTTTAACTATAGAATCCAAGTTAAGCTTATAAGGAAAAGAAAAAACTCTATATATAGAGAACTATGATAACCAGAATCTAAT